TTAAATAACCAACTTAACCCATTCCTGACCTCGGGTATCGTTATAGCGATCGGTGGTAGCCTGGACTTTATGTCCCAGTAATGTTTTTGTATCGACACCCTGTGCGCGGTACAACCGTTCTGACAGGGAGCGTTGTTCATGAAATGTTGGCGGTGTTTTTCCTGCTGGTGGAATTATTCCAGCCAGATCTCGCGCTTTGGCGAAGTAATCGCTCAGGTTGTCTTTACTCATCGGTTTTGGTTGTTTCTGGTGCCTACTATGGATTAGGTATGGACTCAACATTCTGTCCCTGCATCCATCAATAACTTCTTTTAACGATACCCCAATTTCATCGCATCGTAGCGTAAGAGGTAAGGCCAGACGCATTCCGGTTTTTCCTTGGGTTATATGTAGATGTCCATTCCATACATCTGAAAAACGCATGTGGCAAATGTCATCACGGCGCTGACCAGTAACAATCGCAAGAAGCATTGCGTTACGGATAAAGTGTTTTTCTGGCGTTGCATTATAAATTTTTTGCCAGTCTTCCAGGGTGAGTCTGGATCTGGTCACTTTAGGGATCGGTTTACGGGTAGCCTCCGGAGGATTCCATCCAGGAGGAACTTCTCCCGCATGCTGTGCTTCTTTATAAATATCAACCCATAATCCGCGATTTACTCTTGCTGTGCTGACCATGTCTTTATCCATCCACTCGTCCAGTATTAATGCAAAGTCTCTTACCTCCAGTTCTTTCAATGGGTGGTTTCCCAGGCGGGAAACCAGATATGCAGCCATTCGCACTTTTTCTTTGTGGGTTGTAGCTGCAATGTCTCCATTTTTCAGTCGCGAATCCTGTATTTTCAGATATCGATCAACCCATGCCTTTAATCTGATACCCCGACGTTTTGTTGCTGATGGACTTTCATCAATTTTGCGCATGAAATATTCTGCTTCTGCTGCAGCTATTCGCTGATTGGCTGTTGAAGCGATTTTTTCTGCCTTACCTTTGTCTGTGCCGAGTCCGTGAAATTTTCCAGTCACAGGATTTTTATACTGGTAGTAAACTCTGCCAGTTCTGCGATCAAACTTTTCGTAAAGACCGGCTACGTCAGTGCTGTTTTTTCGTGGCCTCGGTGACATGAGTTAAAATCTCCTTCAGTGCATCATCATCGCCAGTATGAATTTCCGGCGCAATTCCCGTTTCACCAGGCCCAACAAATACTGCTCGGCGATCTATCAGCCAACGCCCACGAATTTTTTGTGGTCTTGGAACGATGTATCCTAGTTTTCCGTATTTCACCAGGGTAGTGTTTGTTATTGGGAGACTGAACCGTTTTGGTTTCCACTCGTCGAGCGTTATCAGGTACTGTTCGCTCATGGCTATCACTCCGGAACGCGCCAGTTGCAGAATATCAACGACAACTGGCGACGGTTGAACATTAAAAATCAGCCTGACTCGGGATCAGTTTTTGCCAGATAACTGAAACGTATTTTGCCTGGTAACGGGCGTCATCAAGTGCATTATGGCGCTCACCTTCGAATGGAATAGCCGTTCTGGCATCGAAGTCTATGGCTTTCCCCAGCTCAACGATTGTGCGTACATCGCGATCGTTGTAGTAACGCCACGGGCAGGGGATCCCCTGCCGTTCGTATGAACGGCGCAAAATCGTGTTGTCGAAGTTGGCTCCATTTCCCCAGACCTGAACAAAAAATTCACCGGAGTTTTCGTCGATAAATTCCCGCAATTGTAACAGTGCATCATCTAACGGGATTTCATCGGTCATAATGGCAGATTGCGCTTCGCGTGATTGCTTAAGCCACCATTTAATGGTGTCCCGATCAATGACTCCGCCAGCAGTTTCCAGATCGATAGTCTTACTAAATTCCGGTCCCATATCTCCGGTTTGCGGATCGAAAAATATTGCACCTATTGAGATAATCGGGGCATCAGGATTTTTTCCCATGGTTTCAAGGTCGATCATTAGATGGTCACACGTCCTGCTGGTGGATATGATAACGTGATGACCGTTCACCGTAATTAAGGGATCTGCCGTCTCGCCAGTTTCACTATCGCTGGCGTGACCCAGAGCGCTGCCAGCATTCTGCTTGTGTGGATGTTCAGCGCCTTCCATTTTCTCCGAATCGTCTTCCTGAACTTCAACCTGGTTCTTGTCATCGAATGTTTCCTGGTATGTTGCGTCGCCCATCACCGCGCCACAATCAGGGCAGTTGCCGCCACCGCTTTGACCGCAGGCGGTGCAGATCTTTTCCGGTTCCTGTTGCACTACTGGTTCAGGTTGTTTCGTTTCTGGCTCGTTTTGTTGCGTATTTTGGCTGTTTTGTTCCGCTTTCTGGTCGTTTTGTTCCGATTCGGGCTGGTTCTGGTTCACAGAATCGCGGGTTTCAATCCCCTTCACCCATTTCGGATCATTCGGATCGCTAATCCCTGCAACAAATTCACCACGTGATACTGCAAGCAGTTCATCGGCGTCAGGCTGGATGATATTGGCTGCCTGCATAATTTTGTTTACTTCGTCAGCGGTAACTTTTACCGGCCCTGGTTGTGCGGTCGTGTCAGATGCACCAGTATTTTGTTGTGAACCTGAGTATGTACCTTTTTTGCGGGCGAAATATTCTTCTTTCGTGATTTCAGTAGCCCCGGCAGCCAGTGCCTTATCCAGACCAGAAAGTTTGTTTGCGCGACCGTATTTTTCTCCGTCCTTATCTGCGAAGAGGAAATAGAACGGCCCCTCACGCTCTACAGATGGTTCGACTTCCACTTTGCATTCGGTTTTTTCGTTGTCTGGAATTGCCGTTTCCACTGCATCAGTTTCTGGTACTGGCGACGAGAGAGTATCAGTTGCGCTCTGATTTGTTCCTTCATCTTCAAACACGCCCTTTGTAGTCAGGTATTCAGTAATGTATTTGTTCAGTGCTACGGGATCTTTGTGAATGTCGATCGGACGTTCACGGACAAGGCCAAAAATAGTCTGGCGGTCGTAGCGAAGGGCATCAGGCTGTTTGCGCATTGATGCCGAGATACGCTTCCAGTCTTCGCGGTCGTTGTCGATAACTTCATTTTTTGCCCAGCGATGGATGCTGCCGTCAATGTTTCCGGCATCCACATCACCAGGCCAGAGAGCGTAGGCCAGTTCGTCATCCAGTGTTTTCCATGTCTGCTTGTATTCGCGATGAATGGCAGCAATGACCGGGTTGATTTTTCCTGTTGAATTTTCAGTGTGTTGTTGATTGGCTCTGGCGCGGGCGAGATCAACAACAGACGTGTATTTTCCGGCTTCCTTGCGTTCACCTTCGCGACGTTTTTTCCAGATGCGCATCTCTGCCTGAATTTCGGGCCATTTGGCACCAGGCTTACATTTATGCTTAACCCACCCGATGGCATGCAGCTTAAGCTCCGGATACATAGCGTTAACTTCTGGCATTTTCATCAACGCTTCAACGATGTGGCCGTCGAATGTTGCCATGTCTTCCTGCAACAATTCCTGTGCGCTAATCACCATATCAACAGTGATGTTTTCACATGTGTCGAACTTAACCATGACAGCGTTCTGTACTTCAGGGGCTAGGTTGTCAAAAGTGACGTTCATCGGATCGGATTCAGTCTCGACCGGGACAAAGGAAGCAGACGCCTCATCCCAGCGGTTTTCCTGCATATATTCAGCATCCCAGGAATCGAGGGCAGGGCGGGGTATACCGGGTTTATCCTCGCAAACAAGAAATTTATAAGCGCAGTCCTGAGCAGCCGGATAATGTTCCAGGAATTGCCAGTGAAATTTTGCGCGGGCGCGACGTTCATCACCGGCTTCAATGGCAGTGGCTACAGCGACGGCACCTTCTTCCTTTATTGCCTGTTCGTCCGGAATGGCGGCGCAAATAAAGACTTTACTCATTTTGTTTTACCTCATTACAGATTTAAGGGTGAACAAATCCCTGCCATTGCTGGCATATAAGAATGAAATCGGATGTTTATTACGGAACTGTTTTAAAGACCTGCCGGGATTTCGTTATTATCCTGGTGAATAACTTTATCGACCGGGTAACAGTTACCGGGAATTTTCTGTTCGGTTGCTGCAGTCACACACTCCTGCATTGTCCTGTGAACACTGACTGCAGTATCAACTGGCTCTCCGGAAACAAGAAAAACTGTCAGAACAAGTGCAAATGCTGTATTCATTGCCAGCATCCTTTTTGTATCGGACGTAAACGGGCCAATATTGAAAGAATGCATATTTTATTTAATAGCTCCCGTTCGTGTTTTCTCTTGTTAATGGCATCTTCAGTAAATACAGGGTTACTGATAGTGACACCAATTTCAAAACAACCTTCAGACGTATTAACGTTTGGTAATAACGTTTCCATTATCGCGTCCTCAACAATGAATTTTGTGATGCGGTGCCTGGTGCCTCTAGGTGACGTTAACCAGTTAACAATTAACGCCGGATACAGAGAATCCACCCATAACACTGTTTTTGGTTTTAACTGTTCCGCGTGCGCTTAGCCGCATTCACCGCATCACAAAATTCACTTTAAAAAGGGCGGCAGAGCAGTCACGGAGTAAAACTGATACCGCCAAACGTCACCAGAAAATTGATAACAGAGGGCGTTGCAGCGGGGTTGTCACTTAAGCGTATGGTCAACCTGACAACCCGGTGTCCTCAACGGGGAAGAAATAACCCCGCCATACTTACCGCCGCACCATTTCGCGGGTTGCCACAACCGGAAGCGCACGGTCGACGAAAATTTAACGACAGGCTATCTATGAACCAGCTACCTCGCCGTGCGCTTTCGCGTTATGGTCTGACTTTTCAGGGAAATATCCTTTCAGTAAACTGTCAGTGCCGGATGCTCACCAGCGTCCGGCGCACGCACTCCACCTCACCCGTGGAGAACTACTTAATTACCAACCTTAGCTTCGTTGGTTAGCTATTAACGCGGGTATGTAATCATTCTGGCAATGCTTAATGCCGCTGCTTTTTCCAGCCTGGTGATATCCTGCTCCAGAGCGGACAGATTTTCAGCCTGCTTAGCCCTGGCTTCATTGGCCCATTTCAGATCCTGCGCTGCATTAATTTTCTGGCGCATCCACTCATAAAGTTCATCATCGGTATAGTCTGGCGCGATGATGACGGGTTCTCGTTTCTGCATACTGATTCCTCGCGGTGCTGTTTCGCTTATCAGCCGTTAGATTTTGCCGAGCTGGAAAGCGCCTGTTTAAATTCGTTGAAGCTGAGAGCTTCTTCGCCTTCGGCAAGGCCTTCGAAGTATTCTTCGTAAGCCTTTTCCATGATTGTGTCGAAATCCATATCACTCACCTGAGTTTCTTTCCAGCCAGCGACGGGCACCATTTTCGGTTTTAAACGTTTTGCTTTTGGTATACGTCATCGCGGTGAACGTGCCGTCCTGGTTGGGGAACACGCCACATACCAGAGATTCGCTGTTGCCAAGATCGATAGTATCCATGCTGACCTCATTTCCCCTTAACGCCGGGGTAGCGGAACAAAAACCTGCTGCATAGTTATTAAAGTTGAACCCTGCCGTCATGTTCTTACGCCTCGGGCTGGCTACTTAACCCCTGACCACTGCCGGGTAACTCGAAGTATTGCCCTGCGTTCTGTGGGGCGGGGTGGGTTTATGGATACAATTTACAAATTAAAATTTAACTGGTCAACATGTTTATTATTAAATTTGTAATTGCGAGCTGTTGCATCAGTCCCAAAATGGGACTACTATACAGTTATGAAGATTATCTCAGTTAAAACACTCAGGGATTTTTGGGCGGAGAATCCTGATGCAGAACAACCGCTAAGGGCATGGGTGGATGAGGCGGCAAAAGCTGACTGGAAAAGCCCAGCAGACATAAAGGTACAATACCGAACGGCCAGTATATTGAAAAACCGGCGCGTGGTATTCAACATAAAAGGTAATCATTACCGTTTAATTGTTGCAATTGCGTATCAGCGAGGATGGGTATTTGTTAAATTCATCGGAAACCACAAGGAATACGATGCTATTGATGCTGATACCATCGAACTGGAGTAAGCATGAACATCAAACCTATTCGTACAGAGCAAGATTATGAAGCCGCGTTGCGTGCTGTTGAACCCATGTTCGACAATGAGCCCGAAATTGACACGCCTGAGGGGGATTTTTTTGAGGTGATGTGTTTGCTAATAGAGGAATATGAAAAAAAACATTATCCCATTGAGCCACCATCCCCAATTGAAGCTATAAGATTTCGCATGGAACAGCAGGGGCTGACTGTGAAAGATTTGGAACCCGCAATTGGGAAAAAAAATCGGGTTTATGAGGTGTTGAATGGTACCAGAAGCCTTACGTTACCAATGATTCGCCGTCTTCATAATCAATTTGGTATCCCCCTGGAAAGCCTGGTTGGATTATAAAATCTGCTAGTCATTTGCCTGATGCTCGTTCCAGAAAAGGAATGCATCAGGCAGTTTTGTTTTTCTGCCGCAGTAACTCTTCAAGTTTCCGTTTATAGAAATCGCGTTTTTGCTCCATATCACGAATGATCTGCTCTGCGTCGCTTTGAGGTAACTCATCTAAAAGCGATATGATTTTTCGTTGTTGTTCTGTAAGTTGCGGTTGGTTGTCATTACTGGATACAGCCATTTTATCGCCGAGAGTTTCTTCTTCCATAAAGAACCAATGGACGGGATGTTGTGAGAGCTCTGCTAATTTTTCCAGTTTATCCATTCTTGGCATCACGCCTTTCAACCAACCTTGCACGGATTGGGGTTTTACACCAAGACGTCTTCCCAGCTCTGACTGGTTTATATTCAATTCCTGCAACACCTGCTGAAGGCGTTTTACAAAGATCATCACCACCCCTCGTAAACTAGTTCCGCGATCCTACAGAAAAAATTGATAAGTGGCATTACAAATAGAAGTTGAAATTTAAGTTTAAATTTGTAATTATCGGTGTCATCGTAAAGTTCGGAGGGAAACATGCAAAAAAGTACTCAAGTGAAAATCCTGTCAATAATGAGCCAATCAGAATTAGGGCGTCGTCTTGGTAAAACACCGCAAACCATAAGTGGGTGGTTTAAAAAACGAGTGCCAGCGGAGGAGGTTATACCAGCATGTGAGGCGCTTGACTGGGGAGTAACTCCGCATGAATTGCGCCCTGATAAATACCCTAATCCAACCGATGGTTTACCTGTTGAGTATCAGGCTAACGCACAAGCAGCGGCGGGAGTTGATTCATGAAAATCAAGCATGAGCACATCCGCATGGCGATGAATGCGTGGCTGCTTTATCCGAGGGTAGGGCGCAAAAAAATCGCTGATGATATAGCGACAGCATATTTTCAGCTTGAAATGACTTATCCACCAATGCATGACACCTCTACGACAGAGGGTATTGGATTGAACATACAAAATATTTTTCGCTGGCTTGAAAAGGATACGCCTGATGCTGTTGAAAAAATTCAGGCACTAATTCCAGCTATCCTGACTGTTCTTCCGCGTGAACTGCGTTATCACCTCAGTATTTTTGACACTGTTGAGCGCCGTGCATTACTGGCGGCCCAGGAAGCGTTGAGCACGGCAATTGATGCGCATGATGATGCAGTCCAGGCAGTTTACCGGAAAGCGTATTTCAGCGACGGCGGGTCATCCGGCGAGTCTGTTGTGGTGCATTGATATTTATGCCATACCCCTGCTGATTCTGTTGATTGGGGAATCACAGAATATCACCAGAGGATGGTTCGTCACAAGATGAGGCAATTATGGCCGCATTACCATACATGCAACTGTACATAGCTGATTACCTGGCTGACACCATGCATTTGTCCGCAGAGGAGCACGGTGCGTATTTGTTGCTGATGTTCAATTACTGGCAAACAGGGAAACCAATACCTAAAAACAGGCTGGCAAAAATTTCCCGTCTGACTAACGAGCGATGGGCTGATGTGGAACCATCCTTGCGGGAGTTTTTTTGCGATAACGGCGATGAATGGGTGCATCTTCGGATTGAGGAAGATCTGGCATCAGTCAGGGAAAAATTGACCAAAAAATCAGCCGCCGGAAAAGCATCTGTTCAGGCCAGAAGAAGCAGAAAGGAAGCATATGTTCAAACAAAACAAGAGAGAGATTTAACAGGTGTTCAAACAAATGTTGGTGTTGTGTTTGAACATGACGCAAACACAAAAGCAACTAATAAAGATACAGATCTAAAAGAATTAAACCCCACACATAACGTGCGTGAACGCGAGAGTATTCCTACCAGTGAGTCGCATGGTGCGCCGTTGCAGACAGCCGAACCTGAATACCTGGACGGCCTGAGCGAACCGATCGGGAAATTTTCGATGACCACTGTCTGGCAGCCGTCGCCGGATTTTCGACAACGGGCAGCTGTGTGGGGTATGGCTCTGCCTGAGCCGGAATTTACACATGCAGAGCTTGCCGCATTCCGGGATTACTGGATGGCGGAGGGGAAGGTTTTCACGCAGGTTCAGTGGGAGCAGAAATTTGCCCGCCACGTGCAGCACGTCAGGGCACAGGCAAAACCAGTCAGCAAGGGGGTAAGCCATGCAGCATCAGGTGGCACGGCATCACGGGCAGTTCAGGAAATCCGGGCAGCACGCGAACAGTGGGAACGTGAAAACGGATTTATCAGCAACGGAAACGGCCTGGAAGCTGTGGGAGCTTATGGGGGAGGTGTATTCGAACCGCTGGACTCAGAAGAACGGGGCCGCACCTTCGAAGCTCTGGATTGCCCAGATTGGTGCGATGACTGAACAGCAAATCCGTCTGGTCTGTCGTCAGTGCATGGACCGCTGCCGGGCGGGTGAAACGTGGCCCCCGGACCTGGCTGAGTTTGTTGCACTGATTTCGGAGAGTGGGGCAAATCCATTTGGTCTTACGGTGGATGCAGTGATGGAAGAGTACCGGCGCTGGCGCAATGAATCCTGGCGATACGACGGGAGTGATAAATACCCGTGGCCACAGCCTGTGCTGTACCACATTTGCCTCGAGATGCGCACCAGAGGGATTGAACGTCAGATGACTGAAAGTGAGCTGAAACGACTTGCAGAACGACTGTTGACCAAATGGGCAAAGAATGTTGGTAACGGCATGAGTGTTCCGCCAGTGCGACGACAACTGGAAGGGCCAAAACACCCGCCAGGGCCAACGCCAATTGAGTTACTGAAACAGGAATATGAGCGCCGGAAAGCGGCTGGTTTTGTCTGAATTTGAGAAATGATTTTGTCGGAGGAAATTTTAATGGAAACCGTATTTGACGCACTGAAAGCAATGGGAAAAGCCACATCGGTAGAACTGGCCGCGCGACTTGATATCAGTCGTGAAGAGGCTCTCAACGAGCTGTGGGAACTCAAAAGAAATGGCGTCGTTGATAAAACTGGTCACACCTGGTTTCTGGCTGGCGAAGGTGAATCCCGGGTAACCGAAGAGCGGCCAGTAAAATCTGAAGCACAGGATATGCTGACTGGGGAGGTCGAACAAAAAGTTACCGCAGACATGATGATTGAGTTTATCGGTCAGGATGGTGCTAAAACGTGTGAGGAACTGGCGGGTAAGTTCGGCGTCAGTACTCGCAAGGTTGCCTCCACGCTGGCGGTGGTAACCGCAACGGGGCGGCTGGCACGCGTTAATCAGAACGGTAAATTTCGTTACTGCATGCCGGGCGATAATTTACCAGCAGAGCCGAAAGCCGCGCTGGTAACGGAAAGTGATGGTAAGGCCTTTCCTCAGCCAGCAGGTGCTGCGTTACCAGTCCGGGAAGCCGCAACACAGGAAGAAATTAAAACAGAAACTGTGGCGGACATTGTGCAGCCGTTGCCATCGTTTACCGAAACGCAAGCAGATGAGCTGATTTTTCCGTCCCTTCGCAGGGCAAACCTGGCGCTGCGCAGGGCGAAAAGTGATGTTCAGAAGTGGGAGCGAGTCTGCGCCGCGCTGCGGGAGCTGAACAAGCACCGGGATATTGTTCGACAGATTACTGATTCTTCCCGCCGTGTTGTATCGGAAAAGTGATTGCCGGAGGCGCTTATGGCAAAAGTATTTACACCAGAAGAGCGGGAAGAAGTGAAGGCGCGCATTGTGGAATTCGTGCGCCTGAGCGGACGAGAAACTTTTCGACAACTGGCAGATAAAACGGGTGTCAGTAAGACCGCTATTCGTCGTTTATCTGGTGCGCTTGCGGCCAGTGGTGATGTCTGGCTCTCTGGTTGCGGGGTATTTCCATCAGAGCAGGCGTATCGCGTATGGCGTAAGACACCGGAGAAGGCTGCTGACCCGACACTGATTCGAAAGTTACCTGACGGAGAAATACGTCGTTACAACAGACGGCAGAACATAATTTGTCGTGAGTGCCGCCAGAGCGAAGTTATGCAGCGTGTGCTGGCGTTCTATCGGGGAAACTTTCAGGAGGTGATGGAGTGAGGGTCAGAGTTTATATTGCCGGTCCAATGACGGGATATGAAAATTTCAACCGTGAGGCGTTTCACAAGGCGGAAGAGGAACTGAAACGGGAAGGGCATACCGTCTTAAACCCGGCAGTACTTCCGGACGGGCTGACACAGCCGCACTACATGGATATTTGCATGGCAATGATTCGTTGTGTGGATGCGATTTACATGCTGAATGGCTGGCAGCGGTCAGCGGGCGCTAAGGCAGAGCTGGCACTGGCGGAGAAACTGGGGCATGCGGTGATTTATCAGGAGGTGGCTCAATGAGAGAGGTTAACTATGAGGCGCTTCGTGAGGCAGCACAAAACTATCAGTCGACGCTGGCGTGGTATCAGGCTATCCCGGACAGCCCAAATGCTGAACGGGATTGTGATGCGGCTCTTGCTGCGTTTAAGCGTCACATCCGTCATCGGGAAGCGGATATTATCGCTGATTTGCTGGATGGACTGGAAGAAGCAAAATCACAACTCAACGAGCAGCGTGAGTATTACGAAGGCGTTATCTCTGATGGGAGCAAGCGTATTGCTGAACTGGAAGCGCGGGAAGTTCAATTACCGACTCGCTACGACCTTCGATATGGACACCCGATA